TAAAGGATTCGGATTGGCGTGTTCGCCAAGCGGCCATGAACGCCTGTCAAGGTAGGGATGTCCCCCTTGAAGTCATAGAACGATGGCTAAAGGATTCGGATTGTGACGTTCGCCAAGCGGCTATGAAGTTATGGGTTGAAAAAGGAAATACCTTCCCATTGATACGTAATTTTGAACCGCCTAATATTGTTTATAAAAAATGTATTGGTGGAGTTATAGTGTATGCCGAAATTCCAAAATATGCACAAGTACGCGGCCAAGTAGGCAAAAAATGCAGAGCAAATGTGGCAAAAATCGTTGATATAGTTGGCTCATTTGGTGGTGAAAAAATCGGAGTTTCTTTATATGATAACCGGGTGGCTTATTTTATTGGAGATGAGATTGAAATAGGCAATTTTGATATGAGCGATAATGAATGTTCAACTGGATTTCATTTTTTCTGTAGCCTCGAAGAGGCAGAAAGCTGGTGAGATGGGGGGTGATGTTTTGAAACGAGGATATTATGGAATTGGAATCTTCAATGGCAAGAACGAGGCGAATTTAGGTTTATTATATAGATCCGCAATTAACTTTGATGCAGACTTCATATTCACGATTGGACGGCGCTATAGAAAACATTGCGCCGACACATCAAAAGCATGGAAGCACATCCCGCTTTACGAATACGATACATACGAGGATTTCTTGGCACACATCCCGTACGATTGCAAACTCGTAGCAATTGAATTAGACGAGAAAGCGAAAAGTCTTAAAAATTATTATCACCCCGAGCGATGTATTTATTTGCTCGGAGCCGAGGATCACGGGATACCACAGAGTGTTTTGAACAAATGCCAAGATATAGTTGTGGTTGATACCCATACATGTATGAACGTGGCGATTACGGGTGGAATTGTTATGTACGACAGACAGAGTAAAAGTAGATAAAAGACGCATTTTAATAAAAATTATGGGAGGAACTAAAATGCAAGTAATTGATAAAACGAGTGGAAAAGTAAAAGTAACCGTAACAGATTCACAAGTGATTATTGATTTGAACACCGAAACAACGAGGTTGTCCGAAGTGGTACCAGGCGGTACGTTCAAGAAAAATGGTGTTGAGTATATCGTTCTTGAACAAAGTTCCGACACAAATGCGGTACTCCGTAAAGAAATTCTTAAACGAATGGAATATGGTAAAAACAATAATTGGGCGGAAAGTGACGTTAGAAAGTATCTAAATAGCGAATATCTAAACGAACTTGAAGATGCGTTTGGTGCGAATAATATTGTTGCACATACTGTAAATTTGTTGTCTATGGACGGTCTTGATGATTATGGCAAAACAAATGATAAAGCTAGTTTGCTAACCATTGACCTATACCGCAAATATCGTAAACAAATTGGTAAGAATGCAGGTTCTTGGTGGTGGCTCTCCACCCCCGACAGCACTCCATCTGGTGCTGGTGCGAACTATGTCCGTGGCGTCGATTCTGACGGCAATGTGGACTGCGGCGACTACTACTACGACGGCGGCGTTCGCCCGTTTTGTATTTTGAAATCTAATATCTTTGTATCTTGTGAGGATTAAAAATGGCAGAGTCTAAATTAGAAGTCGTTGTTAAGGCAATAAGCCTTATACAGTATACCATGCAAATTACGTCAAACAGAAAGCGGTATCCGGCAAAACACGTAGTGCTGGTGCAACGGATTCAAAATATCTGTATGGATATATACGAGCTTCTATTAGACGCGAATTGACTAAACCTCAGTACATCAAAAACGGCGTTAAGTTTTGTGGCTTCCATACTTACATAACAGGCGACGGCAAGGCTATCCGTAAGTTAAAGAACGAGAACAAGCGTGCCGCACAAAAGAAGTTTAGATGTATGGCTAAGTTAGTTAAGATCGGTAAGTTGGGCAAAGAAAAGTTTGACGAATCGTATAGGGCGTGGAAAAATCATGCTTCGCACGGGAATTGCGTTAAGTTGATTAGAAATATGGATATTATGGTTGAAGAAATTTTATGCGGAGGCGATAAAAATTAATAGAGATTTTGAAGATTTTTTGAACGAACAGAAGGAGTGGTTTTGCCGATATAGATGTAAAGCATTAAATCTTGTGTCGGAAAACATAATAAGGTTCAAGTGCGAGAAGTGTGATGAAGAAAACACCGTGAGCATTGAATCGGTCAAAGATTGCGTTTGCGATAACTGTCCATTAGATGATTTTATTTGGTACATTCGGGACGCAAAGGAAATTACTGTTGAGTAATTAGGAAGGAGTGTTGAATAATTTGGCGACAACAAGCGAAACAAAGGTAACAAAGACGAATAAACCAAAGGGTTTGCCATCGTTTCTTGAAATGTGCGAACTCGACATTAGCGAGTATGTAAAAAAGCGCGAAAAGGCGGATTATCTGCCGTGGGCATCTTGTAAAATGCTACTGCACAAAAACGGCGCAGAAACAGTTTACTTCGAGCCACTGACGCTCGAAAACGGAAGTAGTTTGTTTATGTCAGATATGGCTTTTGGTAGCGTTGATAACGACGGTAAACTTACGAACGCTGGCAACAGGTGTTACGAAGTTCGAGTTAGAATTGTAATTGACGATTTGGATTTCGTCTACAATATGCCCGTTATGAACGGAGCGAACCCTGTGCGCGACAACTCTATGTCACAGCAGCGGGTGAACACGGCGCAAACAAGAGCGTTTGTAAAAGGTGTTGCGGTTAGAACGGGGCTTGGGTTTGGCTTATGGTTGGGTGACGAAGATTTTGATGATGAAACGGAAGATTTATCTAAACACAACCTTATGAAAATCAAAGAACGGTTTGAGCAACTTATCACCAGTAAAATGACTGCTGGATTAACCATCAAAGACATTTGCGACAAAATCAAAGTAGACGAAGAACAATTTACTATGTATCTGAAATACTTCGGAATCTTAGATAAATTAGAGAAGGCTCTTCGTAAAGTATGATTTCCAACAAAGACCGAAGTGGTTGGTTTGGAGCAAGTGAAACGCGGTGCATAGTTGGAAATTATGAAACTAAAAGTTTCAGAAGCTGGTGGTTAGAGAAGCTGGGATTAAGGATAAATAATCTTACGAACTTGTCGATGATGGCGGGAACAAATTACGAACACAAAATACTCGATGCCGTCGTGCCGTTTGCTCGGAAAGACCATCAGATTTTAATCCCCGAACTCAAACTGCGAGTGAATTACGATGGTGACACCAACGATGCGGTGCACGAAGTCAAAACGTACAGTTGGAAAAGAGGATTCAAATTACACTCGTACTACCAACAACAAGTTTGGGTTCAGCAATACGCAAAGAGGGTAGCGCGAGGAATGATTATCTCGTATGGGTTAATGGCGAACGATTACAAAAACTTCTTCAATGACATTGATATGAACCGAGTAGGGTTTCACCCGATTATGTACAGCGAGGAGTTTATCGAAGCCACATACCTGCCGCGACTGCGTTATCTGTGCGATTGTCTTGAGCGAACAGCACTGCCAAAAAATATACACTTGGAGGAATATTTATGCAATCAAAATTAGGAGATGGCAACATAATGATCGTGGGCGTTCTGCCGAACGACGCTGAATATAAGACGGTTGGCGAGAAGGGTTCGAGCTTAACTAAGTTTGGCGTTAAGGTGGCCGAGAAGAAGGATGGTGGTGGCAATAATGTCGCAACGTGGGTAAACTGCGAGTGCTGGCACGCCGTCGCAAGAGCGACAAGTACGTTCAAAAAAGGCGACGTGGTTCTCTGTGTTGGCTACATAAAAACCAACACATATGAAGGTAAAGAATATAGAAACCTCGTGTGTGAGTTCGTTGTAAAAATGCCGAATGTCGATAGTGTTGAAGGTGGAGAAGAAGCTCTATCATTGGATAAAACCAAGAAATCGTCTAAGAAAAAAGAGACAACAGAGGGTGGATTCGAGATTTCAACGGACGATGATGATCTCCCGTTTTAATTAAAATTAATTCGAGGGAGGATACGGTTTGGTGAGCAAAAAACAAACAGACTTACATAGCATTGTAGAGGAAGCGCAAAAAAAGATGGGATTTGAAGCCGCCGAAATTATCGCCAAAGATTTAAGCCTCGAAGACTGGAATGGTAAAAAAGCCCGTTGCCCGTTTCACAGCGACGATACGCCAAGTTTTATATTTAATGAAGAGGGTAGTTTCTTTAAGTGTTTTGGGTGTGGGCGTGTTTATGGAATAATCGATCATTATGTGGAATTTGAGGGGTTGGCGTACCAACAAGCGGTAAAAAAATTATGTGAATCGCAGGGGTACGAATACAAAGAACCGTCAAAAAGCAAAGACGATTATTTTAAGGGTTACAAATACCCACGAGAAGAAACAAACACGATCCGCGATAAGGCAGAAAAGTATCTCGCTAAACGGCATATCTCGGCTCGAACTCTCGATTTTGCGGGGATAAAAGAGTGCAACAACGGCAATATCGTTTTTGAGTATCGGGATATTGACAATACATTACTCTGTTGTAAATATCGGGTGGCACGAGCGGTAAAAAAAGGCGAGAACAAGATGTGGTTACAACAGGGAAGTTCAAACTGTCCGTCATTATTCTTAAAGCAGAAGGTAAACCCAGCGCAACCATTGGTTTTGGCAGAGGGTGAATGTTTCCCTGGTGATGTCGAGGTGTTGACGCCGAATGGTTGGATTCGTCTTGATAGGTATGGCGGCGAACTGGTAATGCAGGTTGACGAAAGCATGAAAGGCGAGTTTGTTTCGCCGAGGGGTTATGTCCACAAGCGATATAGGGGTGATTTATTAAGGGTAGACAAGGGTGGTAATTATACAACAATTACTACGCCGCAACATAACCTTGTTTATGTAGATAGAAATAAGCGCATTGTTAAACGCCCAGTTGAAGAAATGCCAGTCGCAATATGTGGATATATCCCAACAACAATAAACTTTGATGGGTGTGGTATTGGGCTGTCAAAAGACCAAATATCGCTATGTTTAGCTGTTAGTGCAGATGCGACCATTGATTATCGGAAGTGGTCGAATGAACGATACGCAAGGATGTCGTTTACCAAAGAACGTAAGGCAGAACGAATACGCGGGTTGTTGGACAGATTGGGTGTTGAATATTCCGATAACGAAGTCGCTTGTAAGCAACAAAGCATTTGTTTTACACTTCCAGAATGGTGTATTGAAAAACTAATCCCATATTCCTGGGCAACGAAAAGTACATACGATGAAAAGCGGCATATTATCGAGGAAATGGTTGTTTGGGATGGCAATGCTGTATTAAATAGGCGGCAATATGAGTATTCAAGTAAAGTGTTGCACAATGCAATCGTAATGCAAACTATAGCACATACTTGCGGATATATGTCAACCATTATTCCAAGAAGCAATGAACATGGTTCGTGGTATAAGGTGTCAGTTTTGTTAAACAAGAAAGGAGTTTCGTGGCAAGGTACAACCCCCACCAAAATTTCACACGATGGCTATGTATATTGCGTCACAGTTCCCACAGGAATGATTTTGGTGAGACAAAACGGGCATATATCAGTAAGTGGGAACTGTGACGCTCTTGCAATAATCGAAGCTGGTTACAATAATGTAGTAAGTGTGCCTTACGGAGCGGGTAATTATAACTGGATAGAGTTTAATTATGATTTTCTTGAACAATTCGACAAACTTATTCTCTGGTTCGACAATGACGAGGCGGGAGCGAAAGCACTCAAAGAAATTTCGCCACGGCTTGGCTTGCATAGAACATATTATGTGTCACCACCCTCTGATATTTTAAATAAACTTGACGAAACGTTTAAAAGTAAAGCGATTTCAAGTAATAAGTGTGACGCAAATAATGTTTTAATTGCTTGCGGCAAAAACGATGTTCTGTGGCTAATAAATAATGCAAAAGAAAATGAAAATAATGATTTAACATATTTGCTCGATTATGACGAAATTGATGTACAGAGCATGGAAAAGTTTCCAAGCAACATAGAGGCTTTTGACGAGGTTTTATTTGGAACACTTATGAATACACTGACGATAGTAACTGGTAAGCCTGGGAGTGGTAAGTCAGTATTAGTGAACCAACTTGGAATACATTCGGCGATTCAAGCCGGATACAAAGCAATGGTGTTTTCGGGCGAGTTAAAAGCTGAGTTTTTATCGGGGTGGGTACTGCGTCCATTTGCAGGCAGAGAACACATTCTTGAATGGAAAAACAGCGGAAAACCGTCGGGGTATTCCGTTACTCATCAAGCAAAGGACGAAATTAAAAAGATGTATCGTGACAATATTATTACATATAAAAAACAAAGCAAAGGGTTTTCAACGAAGCCAGAAGATATATATAACGCAATTGAGTATAGCTACAAGAAGTATGGTACAAGGGTTTTTACGTTAGACAATCTTATGTGTCTTTCATTTGGGTTTGGTGACAGAATGTATGATGAACAAAGGCAGTTTGTCGGTGAGTTGATCGACCTTGTCGAGCGATTACCAATAGCTATTATTTTGGCGGTTCATACTACCAAAGATGACATGAATGTTTCGGGTGCGTCTGAAATTCTTCGGATGGCGCATCGTTGTATTTATGACAAAAGGCTTGAAGACAACGAGATGGGTTATAACGCACTGCTTGAAGTATGGAAGGAAAGAATAGTTGGAGGTACGGCAGGTAAAAAAATTAATTTATACTACGATGTTCCGAGTATGCGCCTATATACCAATGATAGAGATTTGAATTTTAAGTATAGCTGGGAATCGGGGTTTGACTCTCACTACACGAAGGAAGTGATTGAGCAGATAGTGGCGAATAAAAAAGACGAACGAAGCGAGGTGTTTGGTGGTGAAGACGGGTAAAAATTATACGGTGTATCACTGCCATACAGAGCTAAGCCTGCTTGACAGTTGCACCAACTTCAAGGCTTATGTTGACAAGGCAAAAGAGTTGGGACAAAAGACGATTGGGTTCAGTGAACACGGCAACACTCTCTCGTGGGTAGACAAAAAAATGTACTGTGAGAAACAGGGGCTAAAATATCTACACGGAATTGAAGTATACCTAACCCGAACCCACGAAACGAAAGAGCGCGACAACTTTCATACAATCCTTATCGCCAAAAATCTTGACGGCGTTCGTGAACTAAACAGCCTAATCGAATTATCATCGCGGGAAGACCACAAATACTATAATGACAGAATTAGTTTTGATGAATTTTTCGCACTGTCGGGTAACATAATCAAAATTTCGGCGTGTTTAGCCTCGCCGTTGAACAAAATTGGCGAGTTTGGTGAAATTTATGAACGGCTCGTAAAAGCCTACGACTACCTTGAAATTCAGCCACACGTTAATTCGCCCGACCAAAAAGTATACAATGAAAAATTACATCGGTTGTTCGAGCAGTACGGTGTCCCGCTCATAGCCGGAACCGATACACACAGTATCGACAAATACAAAGCCGAGTGTCGAGCAATACTTCTTAAAGCGAAACGCAAAGCATATGGCGACGAGGACGAGTTTGATCTAACCTACAAATCCTACGATGAACTGGTTGAGATGTTTCGACAGCAGGGTGTGTTACCCGAAAGCGTGTATTTGCAAGCGATTGAGAACACGAATGTAATGGCAGACAGCGTTAAGGATTTCGAGTTAGATCTGTCGTTTAAATACCCTAAGCTCTACGACAACGAGGAAGCCGTCTTTTGGGATAGGATAATCAGAATGTACAACGAAAAGTTGACAAGTGGCGCCATCCAAGATAACCCGAAATATATGGAGAACATTAACGAAGAGTTTGTGGTGTTAAAGAAAATTGGTATGTGCGGCTTTATGCTCTTTATGAGTGAGTTAATGACTTGGTGCTGGCTGAACGATATACCATCATCGCCTTGCCGTGGTTCGGTGGGTGGTAGCACAATCGCATACCTGACCGACATTACTGACGTTGACCCGATAATTTGGAACACAGTGTTTTCGAGATTTGCCAACGAGGATAGAGTAGAAATAGGCGATATCGATTGCGATTATTCGCCAGAAGATAGAGAAAAAGTCTACAAATACATCGTTGACCGATTTGGCGTTGAGAGTACAGCGTACATAATGGCCACGGGAACTTGCGTTGAAAAGGGAACGATTGATGAAATTTGCAGAGCTTTGGAAATCCCGCTGAAAGAAACAGATAAAATCAAGAGTGAATACGCCACCGACCCTGACAAGGCAAGGCAAAAATACTCAAATGTATTTTACTATTTCGACGGACTGCTAAACACGGCGATTTCAAAGGGCGTACACCCTGCGGCGATAATAATAAGTCCGATTACTCTATCCGACAATTATGGTGTGTACAATTACGATGGCAAACGGGTTATCTCAATCAATATGGATGAGGTGCACGAAGTGTCGCTGGTTAAGTATGACATACTTGGGTTGAAAAACGTCGGTGTAATAAAGAGATGTTGTGAGCTGGCGGGTATACCATACCCCAGAGCACACACAATTAACTGGACGGATGAAGCGGTTTGGAGCAGCGTCGTTAAAAGTAATATCGGTATTTTCCAATATGAATCGACGTTTGCTGGGGATTACTTGCGGAAGTTTGAACCGAAACGGATAAACGACCTTGCTCTTCTTAACGCCGCATTGCGACCGTCGGGAGCATCTTACCGCGATAGGTTAATTGCAAGAGAAACGAACGAGAATCCGTCTGAAATTATTGACGAAATGTTGAGCGAAAATTATGGCTTTCTTGCTTTTCAGGAAGACACAATCAGCTTCCTTAAAGACATTTGTGGGTTGACGGGGAGCGAAGCTGACAATATCCGACGCGCGATAGGGCGCAAACAAAAAGACAGATTAGATGCAGCATTACCGCAAATCCTAGAAGGTTATTGCGGAAAGACACCAAAGGAAAGAGCGGTGGCAGAGCGAGAGGCACAGGCGTTCTTGCAAATAATAGAAGACAGCTCGAATTATCAATTTAATAAAGCGCACGCCACCGGATATTCGTTACTTGGTTATCTATGCGCCTACATGCGTCACTATTATCCGCTCGAATTTTGCACGGCTCTGCTGGCTTATGCGAACAGCGAGAGCGACACAGTTGACGCAACGGAGTTGGCGAGGTTACTGAAAATTAACATCAACCCAGTCAAATTCCGCTACTCGAAAGCCGAATATGCTCCCGATAAGCCGAATGACGCAATTTACAAGGGAATCGGGAGTATCAAGTATTGCAACGAAGGTATGGGCGAAGCGTTATACGCTTTGCGAGATAAAAAATACGACACATTCACCGACTTACTACTTGAACTCAAAAACATTGCGATTAATAGCCGACAACTTGAAATTTTGATGCGACTTGATTTTTTCTCGCCAGAGTTCGGTAACAGCAAAGAACTTCTGCGGATTAATGAAGTATTCGTACAACTTAAACAAGGCGCCGCTAAGCAAATTCCTAAAGATAAAATCACCGATCCTGTAATGACCGCCATTATATCCCGCCATAGCAGAGAAACGGCGAAGAAATATAACCTAAGTGATGTAGTAGGATGCCTAAAAGAGTTGGAGCAGTATGTACGGTCGGAGGGATTGGAAGATTTTACTCTACAAGAAAAAGCAATCGACCAGTTGGCCTATCTTGGTTATGTGGATTTGAAAACCGGCTTGGCGGAGGACACGAATAAGTTGATGATTATGAGTGTAGAGCCACTGAAAACACGTGACAAGGCTAAGACATGGGGCTATCGATTGCGAACTCATAGTGTCGGACGGGGCAAACAGGCGGAACTAACGGTGTTTAGTAGAGTATTTGACAAGAACCCAGTCCAAAAATTTGACACGATATTCGCCAAAAAAGAGTGGGTGCAAGTGAAGGAATACAATGGGTACAAAAATTATTATCTATCGAATTATGAGAGGGTGATTTGAAAGTGAGGAAAGATATGAATACTGGATATAGAAAATTTCTAAGCAACAAACGATTCGTACTTGAAAGTAACGGATTTGATATAGATACGAGAGAACTTAATCCGATGCTTTATGATTTTCAAAAGGACATCGTACGATGGGCACTTAAAAAGGGTAGAGGATGCGTATTTGCTGATTGTGGATTGGGGAAAACGCTTATACAATTATCGTGGGCATACGAAATTCACAAACGGTTCGGCGGTAAGCAAGAAAAGACAGTTTGGGTTTGAGGTGTGCAAAAGCCGCCGAACTGGTTAATGGTTCGGACGACCAATGGCTCGTATGGTGTGATTTGAATGACGAAAGTGCCACCCTTCATAAAATGATTGATGAATCGATCGAAGTAAAAGGCTCTGATAAGCCACTTCATAAAACAAACACTATCTTAGGGTTTGCGAATCAAGAAATAAAAGCAATAGTTACGAAGCCGTCAATTGCAGGGTTTGGAGTAAATTGGCAGAATTGTCATAATATGATATTCACGGGATTGTCTGATAGCTACGAAAAATATTATCAAGCGGTACGCCGATGTTACCGGTTTGGGCAAGAGCATCCTGTAAATGTGTACATTATTATTTCATCAAAAGAGGGTTGCGTGAAACAAAACATAGAACGAAAACAAGCGAGTTTCTTAAAAATGCAATTTGAAATGACTGAATTGACCAAGGATATTACGAAGAAGGAACTAAAAAGCACCTGTCGCATAAGCACACCATACGAAACGGTTGAATTAATGAGATTGCCACAATGGGAGGAGTTCGTAGCATGACACAAATTATAGCACAAGAGATTAATGATAAGTATTCGTTGTATAACGGCGACAGTTGCGAGGTTATCAAGGGTATACCCGACAATAGCATTCATTATTCCATATTTTCTCCGCCTTTTTCATCATTATATACATACAGTAACAGTGATAGGGATATGGGAAATTGTAAAAACGATGCAGAATTTTGTGAACATTTTAAATATTTAACAAGTGAATTATATCGCATCACAATGCCTGGCCGGTTGTTAAGTTTTCATTGTATGGACTTGCCGTTGATGAAAGAGCGCGATGGACGAATAGGGTTAAAAGATTTTCCTGCTTTAATAAGACAGTTATTCGAGGATTGTGGATTTATTTATCATAGCCGTGTGACTATTTGGAAAAATCCTGTTGTCGAGATGCAACGAACAAAAGCTCTTGGGTTGCTTCATAAACAAATAAAAAAGGATAGTGCAATGTGTCGTCAGGGTATTCCAGATTACATAATTACAATGCGTAAGCCAGGCGAGAATACTGAACGAATTGGACATACGTCAGATGAATTTTCGTGTGATGTGTGGCAACAATATGCAAGCCCTGTCTGGATGGATATACGACAATCAGACACTTTGCAACGGAAATCGGCAAGGACAGAAAAAGATGAACGACACATTTGTCCTTTACAACTCGAGGTTATTCAACGGTGCATAGAATTGTGGAGCAACCCAACCGACATCGTGTTCGACCCATTCATGGGCATAGGTAATACGCCGTATGTTGCCTTAGAATTAGGAAGGCGTGGAATGGGTATTGAATTAAAAGAAAGTTATTACACACAAGCGGTGTTAAATTGCGTCAACGCTGCTGAAAGATTTGAAAATTTTAAGCCTGTCGGGGAACAAGTAGATTTTCTTGATATAGAAGAGGGTGTTTACATCGAAGAAGATGTTAAGATTATTCTTCCACTGGGATAACCATCTGCTTGGAGACCTTATATATGAAAAGATGCTAATTGGGGGACAACCAAATGATTATATACAGAAATGGTAATATATTAAGTTCCAATACTGACATTCTTGCGCATCAAGTGAACTGTCAAGGAGTTATGGGTGGGGGTTTGGCTAAGGAAATTAGAACATGGTTTCCCTGGTGCTATTTTGCTTACAAAAATTTCTGTGAGGATAAACCGCCATATGATTTGTTGGGCAAAGTTTGTTGGACGGAAGAAAGATGTAGGACTACAGGTGAGGGTTTTATATTTGCTAATATCTTTGGACAACTCAATTACGGACGCACTCCCGGCACGAAGTATACAAGCTACGCGGCGTTGGAGGGTGGTTTGCAAGAAGTTCACAAATATGCGAAAGCGACCGCCTATTCTGTTTCGATGCCACATGGTATAGGATGTGGTCTCGGTGGAGGCGACTGGAAGGTGGTGTCGGATATGATTGAACGGATATTTGATGACGAAGTGGTATGCGAGATATGGAGGTTATAATGAATTTATTAATGAATGGTCTTGTAACGATGAACGCAAAGAGGCGTATTTTAAAACGCAGGAAATAACATAAAAGTCACGTTTTATTAAAATCAGAGGAGGGTGGGCTTGATGAAATATCGTAAAAACATTGCGCGACGTGATAATGTGAATGAGGCGTGGGAACATATTTGGGGCTTAAAGTCACCATTCGATTTATGCGAAGCAGAGCGTTGCCTACACACAATGAACGATATTGAAATTATCCGATGTAAAGAAAGTGGTAAATATCATCTTACCATTGAAATACTTCTATCGATTGTGAATGATGATGACGGAGTTAAATACATTGAATCGGTATTTAACAAATTGACGATGTGGATGCACGAGAATAATCATAGTATCAACTATAAGGTTGGTTTATATAAAATATTCTTCGAATGGATTGGATTCAAAGATGGGTTTGATAGTATTGAAGAGTTATATGGAGCGTTTAAAGTTTTGGTTGATGGGTTTGGCGGTAACAAAATAAATGAAAATTGGCGGGTATACATGAGGGCTAAAAACTCCACTAACATCTTGATTAGTGAAATGAAATTACTACTCCCATCAATCAGAATTGATGTTATGTATTATGATGAAGACGAAACGATATTCATAAATCACAACTACGATGATTATCAACAAGATGATGTGTTTCTTGAAAGGGTTTTGGATTTGATTGATACTCTGTATTATTCCAATGGGTTTTATTCCGTGTCTGTGTGCTATGACGGAAGGGTTTAATGAAAGATGGGAGTTGACAAAATGAAATGTTCAGAATATTATGGCAATATTTGTGAAGTGTGTTCTGATAAAACGGGTGAGTGTGTCTATTGTGGCATAAAAACATTGCAAAAATACCAGCAACCAATACAATGGTCAGATATAGATTTTATGTTAGGAAATCCTATATACGATTCTATAAATAATAAATGGTTTATTTTAAAATCATATGGCGCAAATCAAGCTCAACGTTGGTATGCTACAGAGAGCAGTGTTAGGGGGCTGACATGGCACGATGATAGATTTTACCGCGTTGAGGTGTCGAAATGATATCTGTTAAGAACCTTAGAACAGAAAAGCCGACAAAACCATGGGATGTTAGAGTTGATAGAGCGTCGGTGTTAGGCAATCCGTTTTATATGAAATCAGAATTTGAGCGAAATTATATTTGCGACGAATATAAGACGTATTTCTACGCAGCCATGAGAGCTGACATTAATTGTTTAACAGAAATTGGACGTTTGATATCTATTTATAAGCATCACGGTGAATTAAATTTATTTTGCTGGTGTACCCCGAAGAGATGTCACGCAGAGACGATACGAGACTATATACAGGCTGTGATGCCTCAATAAAGTAGTAAAAGCATTGTGAATCCAAATAATTCGGAGCTTTCATCAATGAAACATAATCCTTGCGCGAAGTGTCCAAACAATTATAAAAACGGCGGAAATGGAATTTGCAATTGTACAATTGGGGTAGCGGAGATTACATGTTGAAATAAAAGTTGAGGTGGTTATATTAATACGGAAGTTATGTTTAGTAGCAAGACAGATATGTGGGAAACTCCACAATAGATGTTTGACGAGTTAAATAGAGAATTTGGATTCGACACGGATGTTTGCGCCACAGAATCTAATGCTAAATGTGCTGAGTTTTATACACCGGATATGGATGGTTTATTGCAAGAGTAGATTGGGGTAAATTGGTGCAACCCTTCTTATGGCCGTAGTGTTATTGATTGGGTGCGTAAGGCGTACGAAAGTGTCATAAATGGTATCGCAGATGCAGTTGTCATGCTTTTTCCGGCGAGAACAGATACAAAGTGGTTTCACGACTACATATGTAATAAAGCGGAAATTAGATTTTTAAAGGGTAGATTGAAATTTGGAGACAGTAAGAACTCGGCGTCGTTTCCAAGTATGGTGGTTGTATTCAAAAAAAGATAATTATGAGGTGAATATATGACCCGAAAAAGATTTGTGAAACTCTTAATGTCACATGGGTATGAACGTAATGCTGCTAATATACGTGCGAATTATGTGAAAAAATACGGATCTTATCGAAGTGTTTATAGCAAACTAGGAGCAGAAATTGCTATGACGAAGGCGACATTGGCGGCAAGGAGAACTGGCTTAAGTTTTCGTCGTCTCGCCAATGCGATGGATGATTTTCGTAGGGATATGCCTAAAGTTTGCTTGGCGATTGTGGATGAATAGAATCTGTGTTTATTTAATCAATATTAACATGAGGGTTAAAGATGAAAAGCAAAAGTTGGATACGATTCTGCTGGGGGCATAAGGGATTTTTCCGCGTTAAGTCGTGTGATTTGTATGATTATTACGTTAACGTATATAGCTCATTCCACTTTGAAACTCCAACATATGATTATACAAAGCACTATAAAGCGGTTGATTGTCCATACTGCGGCAGAAGAAAAAGAATGTTCATAATGCAAAAAGTTCAGTTAACGAGAGAAGAACGGGGTAAATAAATGGGGTGTAAAATAGACTTAACATTTGACAGTGGTCATACGACAAGTATGTTCGTTGAATCAAAAGAAATAGTGCAAGAAGTATTGTCGGAATTAATCGAACGTATGGCTAAAAGTAATACGTATTACTGTAGGCTCCAATCGAAAGGTGGCGTAATTGTCAACCTCTCAAAACTGGAACATGTTTGTTGGAATAATAATGTGAATTATTGTGGAAACGCTCTAGTAATTGATGATTATAAAATAGATGGTGGGGTTATTGATTTACGTTGGCAAGAATCAATTGGCAATGGTAGCAAGAAAACATAATGAAATTTTCACTTTTATTGAGTATCAATAAATAAACAACAAAGAGCTTCGGAGTAGCTACCGAGGTAACGGGCACCGGTGCCCTCTATGATGGAGGGCAAAAATGATTAAAGAATTAACAGTAAATGAGTTGTTTAGCGGCATAGGTTCACAGCGTAAGGCGTTAGAATTATTGGGAATACCTCATAGGGTTGTAGGAATTTCTGAAATAGATAAGTTTGCGATAAAAAGTTATGAAGCAATATTTGGAGCTACACGGAACTACGGTGACATATCTGTTGTGGAGAAATTAGATTACGCCGACTTTTGGACATATAGCTTTCCATGTCAGGACATATCTGTCAGCGGAAAGTTAGCAGGGATTTCAAAAAATACTCGGAGCGGCCTTTTGTATCAAGTAGAGCGATTACTAAATACCGCAAAAGAACACAATGAGTTACCAAGATATCTAATGCTTGAAAATGTGAAAAACCTTGTGGGTAAAAAATTTAAAATTCAGTTTGATGAATGGTTGCTGTATCTCAGAGAATTAGGATACAATAATTATTGGCAAGTGCTGAATGCAAAAGATTACGGCATCCCACAAAATAGAGAGCGTGTTTTTGTTATTAGTATACATAAGGATGTTGATAATGGGACATTCAAGTTTGCAGAAGGGTTTGACAGTGGTATTAGATTAAAAGATGTATTGGAGAGCGCGGTTGATGAAAAATATTATCTTCGTCAAGATTTGCAAGATAGATTTAAGCAGAAAATATTCGATAAACAAATCTCTAACACAGTGAGGTGTGGTGGTCGAGGCTACCTCGACCACCACCAGTGGGATTTGGTAGCTAGTAATAATCTATGTATTGTTGGGGACACGGGTGGGGCATTCAAACAAAGAGAGAATATTTACCATCCGAGTGGCATCGCGCCAACTTTGTTGGCGCGAGATTATAAAGACCCTAAGCGAATAATTGAAAATTCACTACATGTAGTTGGAACTGTTAGAGGGTGTGGCTTACCATTTGATAAAATGCATGAACAAGCAGGACGGGTGTATTCTCCTGATGGAATTGCACCAACGGTAGCAGCACATAGCGGCGGTCACTTGGAGCCGAAAATATTGCAAATACCTCGTGGGTACAACAAAGGTGGGCTGCATGATAATTCACCTACGGTAACGACGCGTAGTTGGGAATGTAATAATTTCGTTGTTGCAAGTCGTGGAAGATATACAGATAACGGTTCTATCGAGCAACAATTTGAAATCAATGATAGTGGAACGACTAACACTATTACGACAGTGCAAAAAGACAACTATGTAGCAGAACCACAAGTGTTATGTCCTCAACTACAATATAAGTCAGGCGATAATCAACCAAATGTTTATCAAGATTTACGTATCCGAAAATTAACTCCCCGTGAATGTTGGCGATTAATGGGATTTGAAGATGGTGATTTCGATAAAGGGCAGTCGGTAAACTCTAACTCACAACTTTACAAACAAGCAGGCAATTCAATTGTTGTAAATGTATTGTATCATATTTTTAAGAAATTGTTTTCTGAATACATAGAGGAATAGATAAAACCGTGATTTTATCTAAGAGAGGTGATGGAGATACAATTTAGATTTATGCGTAGAAAATATTTGCGAATGCCGAAATCTAAAGAAAATTATGTGGGTACCAATATATTAACTCTACGCTTTGGAAAATTTGGTTTTAATTGGTTTACAGATAGCGGCAATTGGTTTTTCTACATATATCTCAACAAGAGCATTGTGAGATTTAGTAGTGCGGGATTTATGGTATGGCGGAAAGATTGAGAGGGAGATTTTATATGTCGGCTTATATTTATAATGAGATGGAGATATACGATTGGAATTTTATATTAATAAGAAATGGGGTAGCAAATGTATAGTGCTTATATAGCAAGAATCAAGTCACTACGAAAACATTCTAATGCAACAAGACTGCAAGTCGGAACGGTATTCGGAAATAATGTTATTGTTGGCTTAGATATTACAGAAGGTGAACTTGGTGTTTATTTTCCGACAGATGGCAAAGTGGGAGTTGAATTTGCTAAGGCGAATAATTTGCTTCGGCTAAAAGACTCTGATGGCAACAATATAGGCGGATACCTTGATCCTGACAAACGTAATATAAGAGCCATTAATCTGCGAGGAGAAAAGAGTGATGGATTGTTTCTTCCGCTTACGAGCTTAAATGGTTTCTGCGTTACATCATCGCTTAAAGAAGGTGATGCTATCACAATTCTTAATGGTGTTTTGATTTGTGAAAAATACATTCCGTATACCGAGCCGTATAGTATTATTGTCAGCGAAACTAAGAAAAGCAAAATGGAACCTCGAGTGAAGTACCCATTATTCAAGGAGCACAGCGACACACCACAACTTGTATATAATCTTGGTAACTTTAATGAAGGCGATCAAATTGTCGTAACTCTAAAGATGCACGGAACATCACAGCGCACCTCTTATACAATTCAAGAGACACGTAAACCAAGGAATTTTTTACAAAGGTTGATATTTCAAAAACTTCTCAACATTCCCGCAAAGGTTGTTAGAGTATGGACATACATAACAGGGACGAGACGAACAGTTTTAACGCCCAAAGCTGTTGTAGATGGTGGATATTATGGAAGTAATGCTTTTCGCATTAAGCACCATGATTTATTTATGAAGGGACAAAGGCTAAAAAAAGGCGAAACGATTTATTACGAAGTGGTTGGGTATGTTAGTCCACAAACTCCAATCATGGCGACATGTAGTAATTGGAGGATGGCTGATAAAGAGTTTATTAAGCAGTACGGCGGCACAACCGTGTTTAATTATGGTTGCGTTGCAGGCGAAAGCGACATTTATGTTTATCGTATGACAATGACTAACGAAGATGGCGACATTGTAGAATATCCGTGGGATTTAGTGAAATTACGCTGTGAGCAAATGGGTGTAAAATTTACGCCGGAGATTGAACGGTTTAATTTTACTGATGAGGACGATTTAATGGTTCGCATCAATGCAATTGTTGATGGCGCAGACCCCATTGGCAAAACTCACATCCGCGAAGGTGTTATTGTTAGGATTAATAACAAGGAGAGGTTTGTTGCTTATAAACATAAGTCTTTTGTGTTTAAGGTCTTAGAAGGAATTGTAAAAGACACGGCAACAACGCCTGACATCGAAGAGGTTTAAATGATGTTGTTAAATAAAATGCGTGTTTTATTTTGGGTGGGGTGATATAAATGTGGTGGGTATTGCTTGTGGGATTACTTGGAATTGGTGTGGCAGCTAGAGTTTGTATGAAAAATGACTCTGTGTTAGTGTGTATATGTAGATGCTGTAAGTGCATTACAAAAGTTAAGCGAGATACACTTCAAAGATGCATTGGGTGTGGGAGTTTTATAAAAACTGAATGTAACCCTCATACATTTATGTATGCGCAACGATGTGCTAACAACGAATGGGTATTTAAAGATGATTCGAAAGAAGAGCACGTAATTAATTCACGAGATAATTAACACGATTAAATAAAGGAGAAAGAATATGGCTAAAAATATTATCACAAAACACGATGCGTCGATCTTGAGTTAGAAGCAATTGAAGCGAAACAAAAAGCATTAGCGTCAGTGATAGGTATGTTACTTGATACAAAAATCAAAAACGAAAGAATTTCTGAAAAGTTCAACGCATTGATATCTGAATAATATTAAAAAAATGGGTCGCGTCCAACGCGTATAAAAGGAGAGTATATGGATAAAACAGCCAAGAAACTTTTAACTCTAACAACAGCTATTATTATAGGCATTATTGGTATTGTTACATTTTTTTCGTCAATTAATATCGTGCAAGAGGGCACTGTTAAAGTTGTCCGTAGATTTGGTATTATTACAGACACGTTGACGCCGGGCGGATTAAATATGCGTTTTAGTTGGATACATACTGTAGAGACATTTGATATTCGCATCCGTGAAGCCGATATTTCGTTTGCGGCAAATTCATCAGATGCACAAATTGTCAATGGACATGTTGCCATTCATTATCGAATTAACCCTTTGATGGTTACGAATATAGTCCAAGAATTTGGTTCGCTTCAAGTTTTGGAGGCACGCCTTCATGCTATGCTTTTACAGGAAACGCAAAATGTCTTTACAACAAAAACCGCTATGGAATTAATAGAAAATCGCGCAATGCTTGCCCCAGAGATATTAAATAGATTACAAACACAAGTTCAGGCAAATTTCCATGTATTCATAGAAAATGTTGCTCTTGAGCATGTGGGATTTAGCTTAGCATTTAATCGAGCTGTAGAAAATCGAGTCATAGCAGATCAAGCCCTAAGACAATCTGAGTTAGATGCTGCTAGAGACATGGTGTATGCACAAAGAAATTTAGATGTTGCAGGGCTAGAAGCCGAGGCGGTATTAGTGCGAACCAGGGCTGATGCGGAAGCGTTGGCGATAATGCAGGATGCATGGGGAGATTTGGGGTCTGAGGTGCGACAAATAATGTTACAACAACTTGCGATTGATGCATGGGATGGAAGTCTACCGGCCGTACTTAGCCTTGGAGATGTGAATGACTTTGGGTTAATACTTGATTCTATTCTACCATAAGTAAATAATTATAAGGGAGGGGTAATGAGGCGATGATAAAACATCTGAACAGTGAAATATTTCAAGTTGTACGAAGTGAATATGGCAGAGAAGTTGTTTTAGCTCAATACGATTTTGAGGATATTGATTATTTCATACAAATTGCAAGGTGCCCACAATATAAAATATTATGTGGTGGCGAAGATGTGACACATCGCTTTGTAGCCTCTAATGATGAAAGAATTTAATATAGTGAATAGTAAGGGTGGCGTTGCAATGAAGATTATAAAACCAAGTTTTGAGATTCTAACACCGATTGACGGTACTGATATTTTGAAAAGGATCGAGATGGCCGGTAGAACTTGTTATAAAAGCGAAGATAAAATTACCGATGATTCTTGTATAAAATTTATACGCAACCTAATCAAACGTGGACATGAGAGTGTTATAGAACATGTTAGTCTAACGGTTAAGTTTATCTGCGACAGAGGTGTCAGTCATCAAATTGTACGGCACCGTCTGGCAAGCTATAGCCAAGAATCAACTCGATACTGTAATTACGGCAACGACGATAATGGTTGCACATTTATTGAACCGTCGTTTCCAAGATGGTGTGGCGAAGATGGGAATCAAATATTTATGGAAACATGGCGTAATGCAATGCATGATGCAGAAGCAGCGTATTTGGGGTTACTCAATATAGGAGCTACCCCGGAAGAAGCTCGTACTGTATTGCCAAACAGTCTAAAAACAGAGATAGTTACAACAATGAATCTTCGTTCATGGAGGCATTTCTTTAAAGAAAGAACGTCTACGGCGGCACATCCACAAATTCGTGAGTTAGTAATCCCCCTACTTAAAGAGATGCAAGCAAAAATTCCCGTTGTGTTTGATGATATTGAGGTGGTTGCATGAAGGTGATCTGTATATCTGGCAAAGATACAAGTGCCGAAATATTATGTGATTATCTTGAAAATAGTGGAAATCGTGTTCTAGTAGCTCACTTTGGCGATTTATTAAAGTACATCTGTTCTACATTCTTTAAGTGGAATGGTGAAAAGGATGATTATGGCAGAACATTACTACAACAAGTAGGCACTCAAATTATCCGCAAGCAAGATCCTGATTTTTGGGTTAGCTTCATTTCTAATATATTAATATTTTTTATTGATGAATGGGATTATGTGATACTTCCTGATTGTAGATTTCCTAATGAATATGAAGTTTTTTCCGAAAACGGGATAGATGCAGTATTACTCCGCATCAACAGAGTTGGATTTAAAAGCTCCCTCAGCGAAGAACAACAAAATCACGAATCGGAAACGGCGCTTGATGACTACGACCACGATTATACTATTATCAATAACGGAGATATTAAAGTTCTGCGTCAGCGATTAATTCGGTTTATCGATCGTGAATTAACCGTTCGGAGGAATGATGAATAAATTAACTATATTGGTAGACATGGACGATGTGCTTAATGATCTTATTGATCGTTGGGTTGAAGAATTAAACAAAAGATACGGAACAACGGTTCATCGCAATGAAGTTGACAGATGGGATATAGCGTCACTATTTCCTAGCCTCACCAAAGAACAAGTATTTGCGCCAGTACAGAATGAAGTGGGTTTCTGGTGGTCACTAGCACCAACAAAAGGAAGCGTGGGTACATTGCGCCGTCTGGCAGATGAGGGGCATACAATTAAAATCGTTACGGCGTCATATTATAAAACCGTGCCCCCTAAAATCGGATGGATCTTAATGCATTACCCGTTCTTTAATTGGAATGATGTCATTATTGCGCACGATAAGAAGATGATACGTGGCGATGTAATGATTGATGACGGTGTTCATAACCTCGAAGGTGGCGAGTATGAAAAGATATTGTTTACACAACCGCATAATGTAAGTTATGACGCAGAAGTTAATGGGATGTACCGAGCTAAAAATTGGGATGATGTTTATAAAATATTGATTAATCTATCTCTAAAGGCGCAAAGGTGATATTGTTTCATATAATATATAACTCGAAACGCAACAATAAAATGTATCATAGAAAGGCTATTAATAAATGGCGTTGAATAGTAAAAAGTTAGTAGATGGGTACATGAATAATGATGATTGGCGCGTCAAGGAGAATAGTAACTCTCCGTGGTGCTTCGGGGGACTTAATAAATATACTTCCGCTGAAGTTTTAAAGGATTATGCTTTACGAAATGTCTATACTGAGGAGATCGCTCAGGCGTATGTTAACGGAGATATACATATTCACGACCTCGGTGGAGGCACCCATACGCTATATTGTTGCGGATATTCTCTAAAAACAATCCTTACGAAAGGAGTCGGCGGTGTTAAAAATATTCCGGCATCTGCTCCGGCAAAACACTTTGATAGCATTTTAAACCAAATATCTAACTTGGGCACAGTGTTGCAAAATGAGGTTATGGGTGCGATTGCATTTAATAGCTTCGACACACTTCTCGCTCCATTTATAAAGGTTGATAAATTAACATATTCACAAGTATATCAATCAATGCAAAACTTTATTTACACTATTAATTCAAATAGCCGAGCAGGTGCCGAACCAGCTTTTACAAACATTACATTCGACTTAACCCCGCCAAACGATTTATTAAATGAATATGCGATAGTCGGCGGTGAGCAAGTTAATTTTACTTACGGAAGCTGCCAGCAAGAAATCGATATGCTGAATCGTGCATTTTATGAAATTATGTTAAAGGGCGATTATGAAGGTAAATTGTTCTCATACCCTATTCCAACATACAATATTCATGAACGATTTGATTGGGATAATCCGAACAATAAACTATTGTGGGAGTTGACAGGTAAATATGGCGTTCCGTATTTCGCTAACTTTTTGAATAGCGACCTAAGCATAGAGGATGTGCGTTCAATGTGCTGTAGGCTTAGCCTATCGCTATCAGAAATACGAAAACGTAACGGCGGCCTCTTCGGCGCTGGAGACGCAACGGGCTCTGTCGGCGTCACAACTATTAATTTAGCACGAATAGGATATCTTGCCCAAACCGAGGATGAATTATTTAACCGGCTTTACAAATCCCTCGTTCTGGCCAAAGAAAGTCTTGAGATTAAAAGAAAGCACCTAAATGATAATATTGTTGGTAAAGGGTTTATCCCTGCATTTGATTACTATGTTGGAACTATCAATAATCATTTTTCCACAATCGGTGTAATCGGCATGAACGAGATGTGCCTGAATTTTTTTGGGAAAGATATAATAAGTAACGAAGGTAAATCTCTATGTATTTCTGTTGGTAATTTTATTAATAAATGCCTGGTAGAATTTCAAGAGGAAACTGAAAATTTATACAACTACGAAGCGACACCAGCTGAATCGGTATGTTACAGGTTGGCGTTATTGGATAAAAAACAATTTCCCAACATTATTACACAAGGTAGCGGCAAAGGTGTTTATTATACAAACTCGTGCCACATTCCGGTAAATCAAATAAAATCAATTAAAGAAACATTCGATCATCAAGAGAGCTTACAAGTGCAATTTAGTGGCGGAACCGTTATACATATTTATCTAAACTCCTCCATTACTGGCACACAAGCAAAACATATCATTAAAACTGTATGCGAAAGATATAAAACGCCATATGTGAGCCTATCGCCTATAAGTAGATATTGTATGGAGCATGGTTACATCGAAGATGTTGTTACAAAATGCCCCATTTGTAAACAAAAATTAAAAATATACCAACGGATTACAGGGTATTTAAGATGCGTTGATAATTTTAATAATGGTAAAGCGTCGGAATTTAATAATAGGGTACAAATTAATATAGAGGCTGAATATGGAGATACGATTTAAAGGCGTTAAACAAGAACGCATGGAGGACGCCCCGTTTATCGGAGCTGCCATCTCCGCGATTGGATGTGAACACAATTGCCTAAATTGTTTCAACCAACATCTTAAAGAATACCCAACATTAATCATGGAATCACAGGATTTAATTGATAATATTATAACAAATCCAATTAATGAAGGTATTATTTTATCAGGATTAGAGTGGACATTACAACTAAACGAAATGATCGACCTGCTCCATACGGCAAAACTTCATAGATTAAAAACTATGTTATATACTGGTTCAGACATAGATGATTTTATGGATACATGGAAATATGTATGTCGATTTACATCTGCACATCCCTTGCATGATTTGTTAGATTATATAAAATTTGGTAAATATGACGAAGCGCAATTGTCGGATACGCATTATTGTCATGGTGTAAAACTTGCTAGTAAAAATCAAATTATTCTAAGTGTTGATGAATTGTATGAAATAAGGAGAATGAAATATGAATAGTACAGAGTTCTATAAAGTTTGTGACAGCGCAGGAAATAGTGTGCTTGTCAGAGGTTGCATAAACACATGGGTTAATGAAAAAGGTTTGAAGTAGCGGAAAACAAAACAAGGTATGAGATTGTATGCGGGGAATCGCAAGTGTTCAATTATGCCTTTGTCACAAGAATCGGTTGCTATAGCAGGATATATTCTTAGCATAGACTATTTCAAGTAATAATGGCCAGCGCACAAAACGCATAAGGAGAATGGTATGGATAGGTCGAAGGCTCTTGGTAATGCAGTTGTTCCCGCACAGATTTATCCTATACTAGCCGCGATAGCGGAAATCGAAAGGAGTTTGCAAAATGATATATGAATACAGACAAAATAAAATATACTTGCGCCCATGCGTAGTCAATGGGGAAAATGGAGATGTTATAACGCCCCTCTGTACAGATATTTAGTTTACAGATCGTGAAAAATTACAGGAGGATGGCAATAATGGCAATATATAACGATTCCAATGAACTTTTTGCTCCGCTTTTAACAGAAAAGGAGCGTACAGACGCATTAGAGCGGGCATTAATATACGTGACAAAACAAAAATTTATAGAGCCCGCCTGCGCAATATGTGCATACTACCAACAAGAAGATGGTTGTGATATGAAAAAGTGTGATAATTATAATTTGTGGGTTTTTGATTATATGAGATTTTTACAAAAAGATAGTCAAGGTGAATCATGGACATAGTACAACATTTTACGGAACGTGCAAAGAGCCTACTTCCCAAAAACAGCACTTTTGACGGCGAATGTTGGCTTGATTATGGAAGTGAGAAAATATTTACATGGCTTTTAACTCCTACAACCGTACGTAATTCACCGATAAGGCGTAAACAAACGACTTAGATAAAATTTGAAGCTATGTTTTGTCCTTTTTGCGGTATTAGGATTTTGAAAGAGGAAAGCGAGGATGAGTAATGGGTGGGTTTATAGTTAAACAGCCAAATGGGTTGTATTGCCGTTTTTCGAGTGTCGTAGATTGCCCGACAAACTGGAATATGACAGAACAGGATTACATAGAACTATGCAAACAAAGAGCAGAGGAAGAGGCAAAGGAAATACTGGCTCGACACCTGCGTCCTTTTGAGCGTGTCATTGAAGATTTTATACCGAACAATATGACACCAGAAGAGTTTCGTGCATTTCTGGGGGAATGCGGTGCAGATGAAGATGTTGAGTTTTATGAAAGCGGTGATGATGTTAAAAACCGTTCTATTACGTTTGAGGTGGGTAGCGAGGGCAATGAGAGAGCAATGCGCAAATAGCTTCTGACAGATCGTCAAAAGTGGTCTGTCAGAAGGGATATGAAGTTACAAAATGAAAGGTTGTGTAAGATGGAAAGATTAACTATAAGCGGCAAAAATTACATGCCTACAGACCGCGTTATGAATCATCCAAAGATAAAAGAGGACGTAAAGACCATTGCTAGATTAAATCACGCGCTGCAAAAATATGAGGACGCAGTAGAGCGGGGGCAGCTAGTTATGTTGCCGTGCAAAGTTGGCGATACGGTATACTATCTGAAAGGTCACATAATCGAACAGGCAAAAGTCAAGGGTATTTATCTCAATGATAAAAATGATTACCTCGTTTGTTTTTATGGTTGGGATGTCAGTTTTTACATATTTAAGAAATACTATTTCCTCACCTATGAAGAAGCCGAAGACGCCCTATTCCAGCAATCGGCTAACCAATGGCAGAAGTAGGCGCGAAATACAAACTAATTAAATCAGTTAAAAGGTGGTATGAAATGGAAATAAAGATAAAAAAACTGTCAGAAACAGCGAAAATACCCACAAGAGCCGACATTGGTTCAGCCGGATACGATATTTATGCTGACATTCCTAATGGCAGAATTGACATTAATGGGCACGAAACAATTCTTATAAACACGGGGATCGCGGCGGAAATACCGCAAGGTTATTTTGGGGCAATATATGCAAGAAGTGGATTAGCATCCAAAGATAAACTCAGGCCGGGCAATTGTGTAGGAGTTATCGACGCTTCCTACCGTGGTGAAATTAAGGTCGCGTTGCATAATGATAATGGAATTGTTGAGTTTGCCGAGGTCTTACCCAGAATGGGGCTTAGTAGTGAGGTTTATGATTATGTGCCGACTATTAACGCTTTGGCATTAAAATATATAAAACATGGAGACCGAATAGCACAATTAGTAATTCAAAAATGTGAAGATATTGAATTTGTTGAGGTTGATGAATTATCTGCGTCTGAACGTGGTGACGGTGGATTCGGTTCAACCGGAAAGGACTAGTATGACATTAAAAGACGCAAGAGTAATATTAAAAGAAATGAAGTTGTTGGAAGACGGATGGGGTTCACTTAGAGATGGCAAACCCATATATATTGAAGCCATACATATTACTAATCAACTACTTACGAAGCTCTCTGATTATATAAACGATAAATTTACGATTAAACCGCTGATTGATGGAACCGTATGTCTTGCATGGTCAGAGGGTGATGATGACGACGCCTTGTTGCTGGGATTAGCAGTTTGCAAACATCCGCGTATAGAATGGTTTTCTAACGTTTATAGTGATACGATAGATGGCAAATATATCAAATATATTCGTGGGGTCGTACGATTTGAAGATGTGTTGGATTTGGTGAAGGAGTATCATATATTAAAAGAAGTGATTGGGAGTAGTGGTAAATAATAAATTGGAGGTGTTGCTTTGAAGAAGAACGAGTGCATTGTATTTCCTGTTGAGACTAATAATGTGAAACAAAGCGGTGACAATCAAATAGGTTTAAAAATTTTTAATATTCTAAAATTTGGCTTTATAAAATCATAGAGAGGGGGAGGAAGATGGTTAAACATTATATTACAAAATATCAAAAAGACGGCAAACAATATGCTACGTCGTGGATGCAAATTAATATTTTTAGAAAATGTTTTTGTTTTTTTATTAGAACAATAAAAATCTAACAGCAGAATGGTAATTCTGCTGTTAGATTTAACTAATTAATTTTTTTCCAATCTGTACCATGGCACGAAGTGCAGGGTGGCAACCTATCATCGTCGTTGTTTAAAACCTTGGTTTGACCGCATTTTGTGCATTGGTATGTTCCTTTTCCAGGCTTTTCGCCAGTTGTTGGCATATAATCACCTCCTTTTAACATAATTATAACATAATGCAACAAAATATAGCAATACATTTTAAAATGATTTATTAATAAAAATATTGCTGGAAACTATTAAGATTATAATTCATATGGGAATATAATTTGCATATATTTTATAAGGAGAAATGATGAGTAAATTTAACACAGTTGGCACAGAGGATTTCCGTGAGCTTATTTAGGAATTATCAAATATAAGCGAAATCCTTGAAGGTTTATGAAAAGAACTAACCTATATCAAATGATGAAGAACGGGTGTTATATTATGATGTTAGAGGAAAAGTTAGAAATACTTGAAAACAAGTAAATGATATTGAAGAGATATATGGGCATAGATTATATATTCTTGAAAGGGTGCTTACCGCTGTAAAAGGTCGTATTAGCAGTATAGATGATGCCGATATATATACAATTATCCAAGAATGGGAACACGGTGAATTGAATCCAAAAAATCGTGCTGGAAATCACTTGTTAAAGTATTCCATGTAAGCAATAATGTATGAAACCGCCACACGGGCGCCTGGTATATCAATATGGCCGCCCCCGAATTTATTAGCTTTATTTAAACTGTAAATATTTTGGTCGATTTCCTTGTGTTTATTGTCGACAAATTCCATTAGTTTACATAAGTCGTCGTTATCTTTTGGGATGGGAAAATTATATTTCATAGTGCAATACGCTCCTAAAATAAGATACGTACAGTATAATTTAAAATAAGACAGAAATCAAGAATAAACCTACAACAACATATGACAAAGAGGTGAGAAATGCAAAAAGCGGAGACACCTGTTACCAAAGATGATATAAAGTATGTGTTTAAACAATTACTTGAGATGAACAAAATTAGCGAAGATGAATACCAAAAAATATTAGAAAAAATAGCGCAATCTGATTTGTGCGATACATAGTTGAAAGAAAGGGAGAATATTGTGTTTCTCTCTTTCTTTTTATGGGTTTTTATGTTATACTGTACCCATACACTAAAGAGGGGAATATTTAATGATGAAGGCCGTATTTTACTGTAGAGTCTCTACGGACGAAGAAAATCAACTCAATGCTCTTGAATCGCAAATTAGGGAAGCAAAGCAATGTATAGAAAAAATGGAATGGGAATTTGTTGATGGATATATTGATGAAGCTAAAAGTGGCACATCTGTACGAGGACGCGGTGAATATAAGCGTCTTTTTGATGATTTGACTACTAATAAATTTGATGTAATTGTAATTAAATCTCAAGACAGACTAATGAGAAATGTTAAAGATTGGTATATAT